CGCCCGTAGAGGCCGATTTGCGCCACGCTGAGGCATCTGAAGCGGCTCCTAAGGTAAAGACAGCACCCCGGCAGATAGACCCCGCATTGGCCCTTAAAGTCGCCCAGGCCATTGTCGGTAAGATTGAGGTGGCTAAAGGAGACAAGACGATGAAAGATCAGATCATCGCAGCTAGCCTGGACGCGCTTCAGGCGGCCCTGTCGACGGCTATCGCCGTCTTCCTTGGGCTTGGTGTGAGCATCTTTGACCTCAACGGTGAGGGCGTCAAGGCAGTAGCAGCTTCGGCAATCAGCGCCGGCCTGCTTGTGCTGCAGCGATGGCTAGATGAGGACAATACTCGCTATGGACGAACTCGCTAAGGCTCCTGTACTGGTGCAGTGCGCCGCGTGCAGAAGCCCATTTGCTGAGCAGATCAACGAACGGATGCGCCGTGGCGCTCCGGATACGCAGATCTCGCAGTGGCTGAAGGATAACGATGCCTATATCTCTCGTATTACGCTAGGTTTGCACAAGCGAGAGCATCTTACGGACGAGTTCCAGACCGCAAAGAAGAAAGCAGTCGCAGCATTTAAGAAGCAACAGGGAACAATTAAGGCAAAGGGAGACCTTGCGCAGCTAGTGCGGGATCAAGTCATCCGAATGGTTGACGACGGATTCCTAATGCCAACTCTTGCAGAAGGTCTGCGAGCTCAGGAAATGATTGACCGTCGAGTTGAGAAGTCTGCAGACCGAGAACTTTCGGTTACGTTGGCAGGGATTCTTGGTGGCGGTCCAGTTGTGCAAATGATTGAGATGGAAGCGGAGGAGATTACAGATGGCAAAGACGCCAGCTTGGACGCGTAAAGAGGGTAAGAATCCCAAGGGCGGCCTGAATGCAAAGGGTCGCGCATCATACAAAGGCGGAACTCTTAAGCCGCCAGTTAAAGCAGGAGACAATCCGCGTCGTGCGTCGTTCCTGGCTCGCATGGGTAACATGCCAGGGCCGGAGCGGGACTCAAAGGGGCGACCCACGCGACTACTTCTCAGCCTGCGAGCCTGGGGCGCCAGCAGCAAGGCAGACGCCAGGGCTAAGGCCAAGGCTATCAGCGCCCGTAATAAGGGCAAGAGCGCGTGAATGTAACTAGCGATGCCGCCAGGGATCTGGCTGCGGGTCGGAACAACCCTGTCTTCTTTGCCAAGCGTTGGCTGGGGATTGAACTCCACGAAGGGCAAAAGGCATGGGTAGAAGGTATCGCTGCCAGGGATGAGTCTGGTTGGCGACCAAAGTACCTGACCACTGTCTGCTCTGCCGGCAACCGAGCTGGCAAGACGCTTGGCATGGCTGTGGCAGTGTTCCATAGCGCATTCTACAAGCTAGGAGTCCAGCCACCTGATGGGACACAGAAGGACGCAATGCGGTGGCAGTCGGCTCCATACGAGTGGTACCACGTAGGAATCCAGCAGGAGACCGCAGAATTGGTACATCGAGAGGTGTCCATGATCCTTGAAGGAGGACACCCAGCACAGAAAGGCCGAGGGTGCCCACTCATTGCAGAGATTGGCAAGGTTGTAGAGCACACCAAGAAGTACCGCGGAGAGTACTTGTGGCTACAGTTCCACCCACTGGTAGGCGGAGCTAACGTCCACTTCCGGACTACACAGGATAAAGCCAAGGCGCTTCTAGGTAAAGACATGAATGGCATCTCATTTGACGAGGCAGCATTTGAGCCTCACCTCATGCAGATCTACCAAGAGGTACTCAACCTGCGGCGTCTGTCCACAGGTGGACAGCTCCACTTTATCGGGACACCAACTGAGGGTATTAACGACTACGCAGACCTTTGGGAGATGGGTAACGCGGCCAACCCGGATAGAGACCCACAGTTCTTTAGCTTCCGACTATCTACCAGGGGCAACGTAGGGTTCGGATTGGCACCTGATACATTTGATGCCATCCTTAGGCAGCAGGCTGAGTACCTCATCCCACAGAACATTGATGGGTATTTCATTGAGGCGAGCGATGCGTACTTCAGTTCTGCCTCTGTAGACTCCTGTTTTGTAGACGAATTGCCTGCAGAGCAGCCACCAGCTGCCAAACGTAAGTACGTTCAGGGTTGCGACCCAGGCCTTCTTAGTGATAGTACCTGGGCCATCACACTTGACAACACTGAGAAAAATGGTATAATAGGAGTGCGAGCGAGGACGAGAACAGGAAAACAAACAATACAAGCAGTAGTGAATATGGTTCGTGAAGGACATCTTCTCTACAATCAAGATTCAACCTGTACAACGATCTTGGATGAAACAGGTTTCGGTGGTAAGATGTTCAAGCAAGAATTTAGCATCATCAAGCCACTAAGGGGATATGACTTCGGCGGGACAAAGGCTAAGAAGCTTGAACTCTTGTCTGACCTAAAAGCGACAATGGATAAGAAAATGATTAGGTTCCCAAGGACGGGAATCTGGATGCAACTTCGACGCCAGCTACTGGCATACAAGCTGGACGACAAGAAACTGGAACAGGACGCTGTTATGGCTCTGGCTGTTGCCGTAAGACATGCGCTAAGAAATCAACACAGCTATGTAGAGAATCCGGTGTTCACATATTTTGGAGGTTCTGATTAATGGCAAAGCCACAGTTTAAACTGCCAGACGCCGAGCAGAAGGCTCTGTCCATGGCGTCAACTGCGCTCATGATGAAGGACGTTGATCCTGCGCATGATGAGCACTATAGCATCCTCAAGGATGCGTACACAAAGAAGCAGATGCAGGAGCCTGAGCAGGCTCGACTACGATCAACATTCCGACGATACGACCACTTCTACTACCCTAATACGCTCACGCTCGGCGGTGCCGATCACTGGGCGGAGGACCCGTCAGCTCGCACTGCCGGGCGTGCTCACGTTTCTGTCAACGTACATCCAGCATATGTGAACATTCCTGCATCGCTGCAGGCAGTACCTCCAGTAATCAACTACGTTCCAACGACGATGGACAAGGATGGTCGAGCTCAAGCGGCACGACGAGAGCGCCTGTACTTTGCCTGGGCTGAGGCTAACGAGATTGACGTACGCTTGGAGGAGGCGTGCCTGTACAAGAGCCTCTACGGACATACCGCAGCTAAGGTTACGTGGGACCCAGTGGCTGGGCTGCCTAAGGTAACCATCATTGACACCCCAGAGAACCTGTACCTAGGGTACGGAGACTCAAACTATAACCGCATTGACTGGGCGATCTACAGCTATGGGCTGAGCCCACAGGCTGCCATGGAAGACTTTGGCATTGAGATCGTTCCAGTTCAGCATGGCAACAAGTGGCATCCATACACGTATCAGGCAAGTCACGACGATCCGCTTGCTAACGTGTACACTAAGGAATACAACCGCGACCCAAGCCGGATCAATACTGCCTATGACAACATGAAGATCACGGTGCTTGACTACTGGTACAAGCACCCAACCAAGCCAGGCAAGCCGCCGCTCGTGTGCAACGCTCTTATCGTTGGCAACACGATTGTGAAGGTTTCTAAGCACCCAGAGCTAGCTGGTGTACTTCCGTATGTCACGCTGCGCAACAGCATGATCCCAGGCAGCCCGTACGGCAAGTCAGAACTCTTTGACGTTGAGCAGCTTCTCCGTGAGAAGGACGAGCGCATCACGGCGCAGGCGCAGATGATTCAGTCTGTCGTCGGCGGCCAGATGTGGCAGCTCGTTGGAGGCGACGCTCCGGACGAAGTTCCGGCAAATGCAATTCCAAAGCCTGGCCGCGTTGCGACTCCTGGACCTGGCAACGAGTTGCGAGCTATTACACCATTCATTCCTCAGTTCCAAGTTGAGGATTACAACAAGCGCATTGACCGAGAAATCGCAGTAGTCACAGGTCTTAACGACCTTCTGCTGGGACTTGCTCCGTCAAGCGTTCTTGGCTCTAGCCGAGCAATCGCGTCTCTCGTAGCAAACTACGAGCAGCGCATCGCCCCTAAGCGCAAGCTTCTGTACTCGTGGATCAAGAAGGTCTGGGAGATGTCGGCTCGCATGTGGGAAGCCAAGGACAAGGCCATCAGCGAGATTATCGGTGGCGAGTACCGACTTGAGATTACACCTCCAGAACTTACGCCACGAGACACGCTTGAGCTTGCACAGACTGCACTCAACCTTGTTCAGGGTCGAATCTGGAGCGCAGAGCGAGCGATGGACCGAGTCGGCGTGGAGGACCCAGAGGGCGAGAAGGACGTCATCCGCGACGAGCAGACGGACGCCACACTCAACCCAGCAGCTGTACTTACGATGGGGCAGCTCATGATGATGTTCCAGCAACTACAGGCTCAACAGGCTCAGATGCAGGCCCAGCAGGCTGCGATGCAGCAGCAGATGGTCGCTCAAGGCCAGCCACAGCCTGGCCAAGGAGTTCCTCCTGGAATCCAAGAGCAACTACAGGCGCAGCAGGCATCTGCTGAGAATGCGTTCCGTCAGGTCGGTCAGCCTCAAGGCACCGAGATGATGAACGGTGGCGAGATGGGATCAGTCCCACCTGAGATGCTGCCAGAGAACGCACAGCCAGGAGCTGAGCCACAGCAAGGCGTTGGACAGCCAGGAGACCTAGGGGCGCAGATCGCGGCTCTACGACAAAACAAAACAATCAATCGTCTAGCAAGATAACGGAGGACCAGAATGGCACGAAAAGGTAGGTTCGGACGTTCGGCATCAGGTTCGCAGAACCTGTCGTCGCTTGTCTATTCTCTCCTGAAGGAAGAGCGCAATAATCAAGAAGATACGATGCTTACGGCGTATGGAAATAACATGCGATCCGGAAGCGCAGCGGGTCTCTTTACTTCAAATGGGAATACGTTGCCAGCTACCGCGTCTAACCTTGTTGCCTGGTACAAGGCTCAAGCAGATGCCGCTGATGCCGTAGGAGACTCAGCTGGCGCTGAAAGGTTTAGGACTAAGGCAGAAGAGTTCAGAATTCAGTCCCTCCGCGACATTGAAACAGTCCTTGATAACGCCTATAAGACAGGCAACTCAGTTGATCTTGCGCTCATCGGTGGATCAGGATCTGCTAAGATTGACGGAGCGGAGTACGAGAAGTGGATGAACACGATTATCAATGATTCGTCTATGACTGCTTCAGACAAAGAGCGCCTTAAGAGCAAGCTCTTTACCGTGTCGTATACGTACGCTGCAGAGAACATGGTCAATGGTTTTAATGAGAAGAAATATACAGCTAATAACCTGATCTCGTTTTACGATAAAGAACTTGAGCGAGCAAAGCAGAACGGCCTAACAGAGACTAGCCAAACATATCGTGACATTGTTGCTGCTCGTGCCGCAGCTGTGACTCGAGCCAGTAACGATGCTCAGGCAGCTCGTGCAGACAAAGTAAACTCTGGAATTGCCGATGAAACAGACGCAATGGCTGGGGCAATTCAACGTCTAATTTCTCCAATACTAAAGGACTACTTTAGCTCTCCAGATGTTGTTGATGCTTTGACTAAGAGCATTGGCAAGGGTAATGGCGATGAATGGCTAACAAGGTTCTCAAAGGCAGTGCAGGCAGGACAAATTGATTACACGCAACTCTTTGATGCCGGAGCCACAGCAAATGGACTAACCCCAGAAGATATGCGATCAATTGCAGTAATCTTTGGAGACTTGTCAAGAGAGGTTGCAGGACTTCAGGCTCAAGGATATGGCCCAGAGCTTTCTGGGTGGACAAGCTTTGCAGATCAAATGTCAACGACGTATACTGACGGAGCGTATGCCGCATCAACTCGACCGTATGTCGTTGGGTTCAATGGAGCATACGCAGGAGTCGGTGGTAACTCTGCAGTGCCATTCTCAGGTGAGCCATCTGCGTCGTATAATGCCTTGCAGGACCTTGTTGGTAATATTGCTGGAGCCGGTAGCGAGAAGAACGTTACAGATAGCGGCACCACAGCTATTGTAAGCAGCTTTGGCAGTGGATATATTGACGGACTTATCCCAAGTCAACCGAACATTAAGACTGTTGACGATCTTGTAGACTACCTAAGCAATAACGGAACTACAAAGGGAATGGACAAGGCAGATATTGCTAATAGTCTTGCTGAGTGGCTTTTCGTGACCAAGACGCAACCAACTGCTGCCGTCAGCGGCAATGTCGCCCAAGAGTTGTATAACCTGAACATCCAGCGTAGCATGCTTGATAATGCGATTGGAGGCGTCGGCGGACTTACGACTGCAGACATCCTTCGGATTAACATTGAGTCCAGCTACATTCCTAAGGCAATTACTGCAAGCGTAGATGCCAGTGGTAATCAGACACGAGCTTACGTCTATCGATTTAATCCAAAGTATAACGAGTTTACATTTAGCGTCACACCTACGGCAAGCATGTCTGGTACAGATTATGTTTCAACGATGGATAAGAACGGCAATGTCTATTACACGCAGGCAATTTCCTATACGGCAAAAGAAGGACAGAATGTAGTTCCGATTAAGTTTGTTCCTGTTCCAGGAGGGGGAAACTACTCTGGTGGCAACGACGCAAACGACCTTATCCTGATTAGCTACGGATCAAACACATACGGAATGACCGCAAGCCAAATTGAAAACTTTGCAAGTTGGTACGCTCAAACAAAACGAGCTGGAGTGCAGGGAGACTACTCTGGGTTCTCACTTGTGCCAGATCCACAAAACGCAGGGAAAATGATCTTGACTGCCGGAGCTGATATCTTGAACGCACTATCCTCTGACAACGGCACAAATCTTGCCACATGGATGAATGTCGCCGGAATTAAGGCCACAGACCTTCGTGTGCATACTTACAACGGTCAGATCCTACTTGGAGATGACTTTATTGCTAAGTATAGCCGTGAGATCTTTAACTCTGGAGTTAATGGCACTGATGCGTTGTCGGCAGTGAAGGACTGGCTGAAGAACGTAAAGGGAATTAGCGATCCTGGCGGTAAAATTGCAAACATGATCATTAACGGTGGAATCATCAACGGATACACAACAGACGGCGGAGTCGGTTGGCAAATTAAGATTGATAATGAGTGGTTCACGAACGATCCAAATGACCAGCGCGACTACCTACCTCCTGAGCCAGCAGGGAGCAAGCCAGACCCGAATGCAGTCGCATCTACCGATGCATCATTTGGGTGGGGCGGAAATCCTCAGCCGCAAGGGCCAACAATGGATGGCACTGGCATGGGCGGCACGGCTGGAGTACGCGGAGCTGGCAGCAAGAATATTATTCCACCTGCAGACCTAATGGAGCATACGTTTAGGAACCTTGCTCCGATGAGCGCTCTTGTTTCCCCAACTGCTGCTCCCCCAGGAGGTACAGCACCGATTATCCCACCTGGACTTAATCCGGATGGCCCAAGAGTAACAGCGCCGATGGTCTCACCAGGAACTCCAGGAGTTCCGACGCCACCCCCGAGTATGCGCCCATCTGGTAGAACACCAGTAGTCCCACGATCAGGAGTAAGGAGCTTGTAATGGTTAAACTTGGCGATAGCATCATTAACCCAAATCCGCAATACGGAACAGGAGATGCAACGACCAAAGGCATTACGTCACGTGATCTAAATATCAGTGTAACCCCGCAGATGGGACTTGATACTGGTAGACTGACAGATGTCCCAGGCGAACTGTCTAATGGTGGTGATTCAAGCAATCCACTTGACTATGCTGCTTCGCTTCCTTTCAGAGGCATTGGCATGGCCGGACAGGCCCTTGGGTCAGGAATCAAGCTTAGTGCAGATATTATCGGAGCAAGCCCTATTGGATGGGTTGCTAGCCAAAAACTTGGCGATGGGTCTGTTGGAGATGTCGTAGGGAATATTGGCAAGGTATTCCTTGATATCCTTGCCAAGCCTGGCGAAGTTGTACAAGATTTTGGTGCTCGACTGCGCATTGCTACTGCAAATGGAACACTTCCTCCAGATATTCAGGCTATGGTTGATAGCCACGTTCCGGAAGAAGAGATTATTGCATACATGCGCCAAACTGGACGATCACTTGCAAACGACCGAGGGGTAAACCTAGGCCTTTCCCTTCTGCTTGACCCACTTAACCTAACCCCATTTGCCTTGGGCAAAGCAAATCTTTTGAGGGGCCTTGGCAAGATTGGCACCACTGGAGCAGGTATTGCGGCAGGAGCTATCGCTGGACCTGTCGGAGCAGCAGCTGGTGGACTTGCCGGGTATGCACTTGGTGGCCGAGTTGGCACGAAGATGGCAGAGCTGGGTCTGAAGGTAGGAGCAAAGGCGATCTCTACTGAGAGCGGCCTTGATCTTGCTGCAAAAGCACGTGCTATTCAAACATTTGAGAAGGAAGGAAAAGCTTTAACGCCAGACCTGAACAAGGGCAGATACCTTTTGTATAATGAAATTGATAAGGCTATTTTCCGACCAATGCGTAACGTCGCAGCTGGGGTAAAGGAAGGGCTTAAACTAAAGACCGGTCAAATCCTTTTGCGCGGATATGGCTCAAGTGTTGTTGACGACTTCACAAAAGGGCTTGAGGAGGCTTTCGGACCAGAAGTAGCAAAGCTCGGTTTGCGCAGATTTGCCCTTGCAAAGACTAACTCGATTATTCAAGGAGTATCGCGCACAAGGTTCTCCGATGTTGAGGCATCTGTTGACAACGTTGTTGAGAACATTGACGCCGACATTAAGGTTGCCCTGCAAGACTACAAGGACGCTCGTTATAAGAACGCACCTGACGAAGTGTTTGACCAACTTGCTCGCGAAAAGACCATCGGCGATATGGCCGGAATGGTTGGATCGTCAGACTACGTCATGGCCCGTCTCCGCAAGAATGCAGGAGAGATTGGGCTTGAAGGAAAATACAACATGAACGAGCAAGAAATTACGGCATTCCTACAAGACGCTGCTCCAGGCTACGGGCCAAGAGTAGACCCAGGCACTAGCCTAAGGATTGTTGACGGGACAACGACAGTCCAGGCAGCAAAGAATAGATTGCGCAATAGGCTTCTTCAGGCTAGAACTGAAGCTGAGATGGTTAATTATGACCCTGTCAAGGACGCAGTTCGCATGGCAGGATCTAATATGGATGCGATTGACTCAGGTATTCTAGATGAAATTAATGTTGAGGTGAAGCGAGAGGCAGAATACATCGGCATCTCGGCGTCATCACAGGGGTCTGAATCACTTGCTGCATCAAAGCGAGCGTATGGGTATGCCAAGAGAATTGCAGATGATGCCGCAAATTCTGTGGCAGATGACCTGGGTAGAACATCTGGTCGAATTCAGGCTACTGAGGCTCAGGTTGCTGCTATAGCTAGGAACCTATTTGGTGACGCGGAAGTGTCTGGACAGCAACTTATTAATGGAAAGTATTTTGACGGCAATGGGGTTATGCGAGTACCTGCTAACCTAGCAAGGGAACTATCTCAACGCAGTGCATTTGCAAGGGCAACTGCATACGGGTATAACATCAACCGAATTGGTAATGTTCGCCGGGTGTTGCATCTAGCGAGCCTGTTTTCAAGGGCAACGCTACGAGAAAAAGAGTTGTATGCCAAAGATATTTCAAAGACTCTTGGGAAACCGCTCACTGTCCGCGAGCTTGAGCAAATTGCACCAAGGATTGCAGAACTCACCAAGGGCAATGTAACTGACTGGGCAAGGCCAACATTCGTCAAATCAACTAGCTTGATTGATACCAAAGTTGAACAATGGATTGCTGTATTTGAAAATCTTGGAGATCCTGCAGGCCTAATTGCAAGCCAGTATCCAGAGGTTCCTCAGTCCCTTATTGCAAAACTTAACGGGATCTCAAGGAAGGGACCGACGTCCGCCAGGGAAGCAAAAGAGCTTTGGGCTACAAGTGCTGCCGCTGCGTTTGAAGACGTTGCTGCGCAAATCCCAGGGTATAAGTTGGGTTCCGGAGCTGTATCTGCGCAGCAAGTAAAGGATTTCCTTACTGCTGCAAAGAACGCAAGCGCGACTACCTCTAGGGCAACGCCCAAAGAACTGAACGCTATGCGTCAGGCATGGGTCGCACTGGGTGGGAATCTTGACGAGATTGACGGTATTATCCAGGCAGCAAAGAACGATGGTTACGAGATTGGCATTGCTCCTGCAGATAACGTTATTCGAGAGCCAAGGCTTATTGCTACTGTTGAAAAGGAAGGACTTGCTGTGCCAGAGGTAGCGACAGTTGACAGGCCATTCATTGATATCACATCTGACTTTGTTGACGGGTTGCCAGATTTGACTCGGCCTGGATCGTATAGGGTTGGCGGCATTAAGGGTGCAATCCAGTCAATGATCAATGGTGTTCCGCAATCACTAATTTCATCTTCTGCAGCGCAGAGATTGCAACTTGTTCTGCGAGACCGATTTACGGTTGATGAGATTGACGAGTTCTATCGCCGAGTAAATGAGAAGTCAGTTCAATCTCGTATTGGTCAACGAGGACTAAGCAGCAACCAACTTGAGGACATCATGGGTGGAATTCTTCAAGAGAAGAATGGTGGTGGTTCTGTAAAGGCTGCATGGGAAGA